CTTCGTCAACAACCAACTGGGCGAATGCTGGGCCGATCAGGTGCGCAGCGACGTCGGCGCCGAGCACCTGCAGCAGCGCGCCGAGCCGTACGAGCCAATGACCTGCCCGCCGGGCGGCCTGATCTGCACCGCCGGCGTGGACACCCAGGACAACCGCCTGGCGGTGGTGATCCGCGCCTGGGGCCGCGGGGAAGAGAGCTGGGGCGTGTGGCATGGCGAGATCTACGGCAACCCCAGCGCCCCGGAGACTTGGGCCAAGCTGCGTGATCTGCTGGAAGCGCCCATCCAGCACGCCAGCGGCCAGGTCATGCGCGTGGACGCGGCAGCCATCGACGCGGGCGGCCACCACGGCGAGGATGTGTATGCCTTCTGCCGCGATGCGCAGCTGCGCGGCAAACACTGGTTCGCGATCCGCGGCGCCAAGAGCTACGACGCGCCGAAGCTGAGCCGGCCCAAGACCATCGAATTCACCTGGAGGGGCAACCCGGTGCGGGGCGGCGCTGTGCTGCGCTTCGTCGGCACGCAGGCGATCAAGAACCTGATCGACGGGCGACTGCGCCTGACCCAGCCCGGCGGGGGGTACTACCACTTCCCGCTGGGCTTCCAGGCCGACTACTACAAGCAACTGCGCAGCGAACGGCGCGAGTGGCGCCGCGACGTGCAGGGCCACAAGGCGCTGTGGTGGGTCAAGGGCACGGAGCGCAACGAAGCCTGGGACTGCGAGGTGTACGGGTATGCGGCCTACCTGTACGCGATGGCCGGGCAGCACGCCGAGACCGTGTTCCGCAACCGCGAGAAGCTGTTCGGCGCGGTGCGGCAACTGGAGCTGCTGGGCGATGGGGGGCCGGCCGGGGAGCCGGTGCAGGCGGTGGCGGCTCCGGTGGCCGCCATGGCCGGGCCTGCACCGGCACCTGAGCCAGCACCTGAGCCGGCCCCCGAGGCGGCACGCGATGCGGTGCTGGTGCCCGTACCCGAGTCGCTGGTGCTGTCCTTCGCCAGCCTGATCCAGGCGCGTACCGCCGCACCGGACCCGCGCCGTGCCGTCCCCACCTCCCTGACCCGTCCCCCGCGGCGTGGCTTCGTGCACCGCTGGTAGCCCCCAACGTCAAGGAAGGAGACCCCATGCCAGACCAGGCCCCCGCGCAGATCACGGCCGGCGACACCTTGGACTTCCTGCTGAGCGTGCCGGGCTACCCGGCCACCAGCGGCTGGAACCTGGACTTCCGGCTGGTGCCAAGCACGGACGGCCAGGCCTTGGCCCTCTCCGGCGTGCCGGAGGGCGACGGCTTCCGCATCCAGGCCAGTACCGGCACCACCGGCGCCGCGCTGTTCCCCGGCCCCTACGACTGGGCGGCCTGGGTCACACGCGGCGAAGACAGCCACACGGTGGCACGGGGCCGCATGACAGTGCTGCCCAACCCGCGCAACGCCACGCGCGGCATGGACAGCCGCAGCCTGGCGCGCCGCACCCTGGACGAACTGCTGCAGGCCAAGGCCCGCTGGGACCTGGGCGAGGGCAACCAGCGCCGCTACCGCATCGGCGAGCGCGAGATGGAGTTCAAGAGCGCGGCCGAGCTGGAGCGGCTGATCCGCTTCTGGGAATACCGCGTCGCGCAGGAATCGCGCGATCCCGCCGCCCGGCCCGCCGGCCGCTTCTACCTCCGAGCCAAGTAAAGGCCCCTGATGACCGACCCCTTGCAGACCACCCGGGCGCGATGGCGCGAACCGGGCAGCGTGATCCTGCGCGACTTCCGCGCCGCCATGCAGGCCCGCCGCACCCCCGGTGCGCAGCCCTTCCAGACCCAGCGCGCCCGCAGCTTCGATGCCGCCCAGTCCAGCCGCCTCACTGCCGGCTGGAACGGCTCGAACCTGAGCATCAACGCGCTGCTGGAGCAGGCCCTGCCGCTGCTGCGGGGCCGCTCCCGGCAGTGGGCCCGCAACACCGGCACCGGCCGGCGCTTCCTGGGCCAGGTGCGCAGCGGCGGTGTGGGCCCCACCGGCTACACGCTGGCCATGCGCTGCGGCGACTGGGTGCGCGAAGGGGGCCAGTGGGTCTTCAAGCTCGACAAGCTGGCCAATGACGCCATCGAACGCGCCTGGCAGGAGTGGTGCCAGCCCGGCCACTGCGAGGCCACCGGCAAGATGAGCTTTGCGGACGTGTGCAAGCTGCAGCTGGAGGTGACGGCGCGCGATGGCGAATACCTCACCCGGCGCCTGCGCGGCCATCCCAACAAGTGGGGCTATGCGCTGCAACTGCTGTCCAGCGACCGGCTGGACCTGAACCACAGCACCACCGCAGCCGAAGGCCACGAGATCCGCATGGGCGTGGAGCGCGACGAGATGGCGCGCGCGGTGGCCTTCCACATCCTGCGCGGCAACCCCGGCGACCCATGGCGCAGCGCGCGGCACAGCGACCGCATTCCCGCGGACCAGGTCTTCCACGACTTCGTGCTGCTGGAGCCCGAACAAGCCCGCGGCGTGCCCTGGGCGCACGCGGTGCTGCTCGGGGCGCACATGCTGGCGTCGTTCGAAGAGTCGGCGGTGTATGCGGCCCGCATCGGCGCCTCGCAAATGGGCTTCTTCACCCAGGGCGTGGGGGACCAGGGCCCGCCTGGCCTGGTGACCCCGCAGGACCTGGGCGCACAAGCCGGGGAGGGCGTGGACGGCAAGCCGCAGTTGATGGCCGAAGTCGAGCCCGGCGCACTGGACCTGCTGCCCCCCGGCGTGGACTTCAAGTCCTTCGATCCGAAGTACCCCAGCGAAGCCTTCGACCCCTTCACCAAGAGCCGCAAACGCGACATGGCCGCCGGGCTGGATGTGGCCTATCACAACCTCACAGGCGACATGAGCGACGTCAACTACAGCAGCGCGCGCATCGCCGAGCTGGCCGAGCGCGACGGCTGGCGCGGCATCGCGCACTGGTTCATCGGCAGCTTCGTGCGGCCGACCTTCCGCGACTGGCTGGAGACCGCGCTGCTGTCCGGTGCCATCAAGCTGGCCAGCGGCCAGGCCCTGCCGGTCACCCGCATGGACAAGTACCTGGCCGGCGCCATCTTCCGCGGCCGCGGCTGGGACTGGGTGGACCCGCAGAAGGAAGTCAACGCGGCGGCCACCGCCCGCAAGGAAGGCTTCGTCACGCGCAGCCAGGTCATTGCCGGCAAGGGCGGCGACTTCGAAGAGAACGTGATCGAGATCGCGCAGGAGAACGACATCCTGGCCGCGCACAAGGTGCGGCTGGATGGCAGCGCGGACAAACCTGCGAAGCCAGCCAAGGCCCAGCCCCCCAAAGACGAACCCGCGGACGAAGAGGAAGAACCCACCGATGAATGAGATCACCGCCGCCGAGGTGAGGCGCCACCTCACCACCCAGGTCCAGCACCGGGCCCATGCCGCGATCCTGCGCGAGTCCACCAACGAAGAGGCCCGCACCGTGGACATCGTGTGGGCGTCCGAGCAGCCGGTCGAACGCTGGTTCGGCATGGAAGTGCTGGACTGCGCGCCGGGCTCGGTCCGCATGGGGCGCCTGAACGACGGTGCCGCCGTGCTGTTCAACCACGACCCGAACCGCTTGATCGGCGTGGTCGAGCAGGTGCAGATCGGCGCCGACCGCATCTGCCGCGCCCGCGTGCGCTTCGACACCTGCGACGAAGCCGAGATGCGCTTCAAGCAGATCCGCAACGGCGTGCTGCGGCACGTCAGCGTGGGCTACCGAGTGCACGCCTACGAGCTGGAGAAGGAAGAAGAGGGCGTACGCACCTACCGCATGACGGACTGGGAGCCGCACGAACTGACCTTCTGCTCGATCCCGGCCGACGCCTCGGTGGGCATCGGCCGCAGCGCTGCCCCGCCAAACCCGCCAATCACCCCAACCGCTCCCACAACCAAGACCCACCCGGAGATCCGCACTGTCATGGACGAGACCCTCATCCCCACGCAACCCACCCCCGCCACCGCCACCCGCAGCGCCCCCGACCTGGACACCCAGCGCCGCGACGCCATCCTGGAACTGGGCCGGCAGTACGACAGCGTGCTGACCATGGCCGACGTGCAGACCGCCTGCCGCGACGGCCACACGGTGGACCAGGTGCAAAAGCTGGTGCTGTCGCGCATCACCGCCAAGCACACCGACACGCGCGGTGCCCACATCGGCCTGTCGGCCGACGACATCAGGAAGTACAGCATTGCCGAAGCCCTGCGCGGCATGCTCACCGGCGACTGGACCAAGGCGGGCCTGGAGCGCAGCGCCAGCGAAGAAGCCGCAAAGCGGTTCAACGCCGGCACGCGCGGCCTGCTGGTGCCGTTCGACGTGATGGCCAAGCGCGACTTCACGGCCGGCACCTCCAGCGAAGCCGGCAACCTGGTCAGCACCACTTTGCGGGGTGACCTGTTCTCCGACGTGCTGCGCAACCGCCTGGCGCTGGGCCGGCTGGGTGCCACGATGCTGTTCGGTCTGACCGGCAACATCGACATGCCGCGCAAGGTGGCCGGCAGCGCGGTGGGCTTCGTCACCGAGGTGGCGGCCCTGGCCGAGACCGCGCCCAGCACCGGCAAGGTCACCCTGGCCCCCAAGCGCATCGGCGGCTACATCGAGTTCTCCAAGCAGGCCGTGATCCAGTCGGCCCTGGCGGTGGAGCCGATGCTGCGCCAGGACATCTTCAACGAGTACCAGGTGCAGTTCGAAAACGCCGCCATCAACGGCAGCGGCACCGGTGCCACGCCGCGCGGCCTGCGCAATACCAGCGGCATCGGGGCCGTGATCGGCGGTGCCAACGGCGCGCAGTTGAACTGGGCCCACGTGGTGGGGCTGGAGTCGGCCTGTGCCAACGTCAACGCCGAGCCCGATGCCGGCTCGGGCTACCTGGTCAACACCCGCACCCGCGGCTGGGCCAAGACCGTGCAGAAGGCAACCAACCTGCCGTTCCTGTGGGACAACGGCGCGCAGCCGCTCAACGGCTACCGCGCCGAGGTGACCAACAACGTGCCCAACAACCTGACCAAGGGTTCGTCGGCGGGCGTGTGTTCGTCGGTGATCTTCGGCAGCAACTGGCCCATGTTCGTGATGGGTTCGTTCGGCGCGGTGGAGATCCTCGTGGACGAAACCTCGCTGGCCATCAACGGCATGAACCGGCTGATCCTGAACGCGTTCATCGACTGCGCGTGCCGGCGCGCCGCGGACTTCGCCGTGATGGATGACGCGCTGACGCAGTAAGCCGGCTCCTTCAACCCTCAACCCTCCCACCCACCAGCCCGCCCCGGTGCGAACCGCGGCGGGCTTCTTCATTCCTGATTGGAAAACTCATGTTCGGACAAGACGCAGGCAAGCCGGTCACCGTGGTGGTGACCGAACACACGTTCATCGACGGCCGCCCGGTCCACAAAGGCACGCTGCTGCGCGACGTGCCGCCGGAGATCGCCATGGAGCTGGCTGGCGGCGGCAAGGTGCGCGCGCCCACCGCCGAAGACTTGAAGCCCAAGGCCGAGCGGGAGGCCAGCCGGTGAGGGCGTACGTGATCCGCAGCGGCTGCCGGTTCCGCACCGTGGACGGCCAGGTCAAGAGCGCGGGCGACGTGATCGAGCTGGACGACGACGTGGCGCAGGTGCACGCCGACAAGCTGGAGCCGGTGGAGCCGGCCACGGCGGAACCAGGCGCAGAAGCCGGCCCGGAGGGCCCGCCGTGATGGCCGAGAACCTGAACGCCTTCCTGGCGCACTTCGGCGTGCCGTGCCTGGCCGACAGCGTGCCCTTCCTCGGGCTGCTGGACCAGCCCGACGAACT